GACGGCTTTGCCAGCCGTCTCCTTTAAAATATGTCGATTCATGCTATGCAGTACAAAAATCCGGTGAACGAATCCACCTTGAAAATACTACAAAACATCATTGAATGACATTTAGATTAAACGAGACGGAGACGTTCTACGAACGTAACTCTAGCTTTAAACATGCGTGTACATGCGGTTCCCACCGACCGGGATTCTCCGAAGAGAAAACTCAGTTTTCTTGAGGTAACCATTCCTGAGCACAAGTGCTCCCACGAAGGGTGAATATTGGCCCAATTCACATAGGGGTTCTTTGTTTTAACGGTTGTCTCCGGTTTGGTATCGCAATTGCTCTCTGCGCGCACATTATCTTTATAGACCCTGTCCGAGAGGGTCCCCCCCACACCACTCCTAAGCAGGAGCGGGGATAGTAGGTTCCAAGTAATAACTGGGAACATTCAGGAAGAAAAGGGGCTGAAAGTCAGGACCAGCATGCCAAAACTTATCTACTCTCAGCACTGAAACAGCACTAGCTGACGCATCGACAACGAGTTGAAAAGTGTCATCAGCGCTACCATCTTGAGTTCTACTCCCAGTGGGAGCGAGTGTTGTATTTGATGGGTTAGTAGAATTAAACTTAAAAAGATTATAATTAGGGCACAAGACGGTCAAACCGGCTTGAGTTTTCTGATTAGTCAAGGCACAACCACCACTTGTATTAAAAGTGGCGATGAGGTATCGCCAAGGAGTTTCACTACTCGACGCAGGTGCAGCATTATTCGATACAGAATCACTCCATACAAAATTGTTAACTGGTTCGCGTGTAACGCGTACTGTGTCATAAAACACTGTACCAGCTCCGCTATAAGAAGGATTAAAAGTCCACACACCAGATCCTCTATAACCCACGAAACAGGGTAAGATCCAATTGATGGCATTATTCTTAACAAAATTAAATCGCGCATTTCCAGCTCCCACAGTCCTAACAGCGATTTGAACTCCATTGGGATCAAAGCCATAATATGGTGGTAATTTCCCAAAAACAGAAGTTAATCTCGCATATGCGAGAGTAGGTAACTCTTGTTGAGAATAAACGTAATTAGAACGATGAAGCAAAACTCGCAGAGATTTGACTATCTCTCCATAGTTCACTCTCATTTGGGAAGGTAAAGTCATTGGACCACTCTGAGCCATAACTTTCCTATCATGTTCTTCTGCTGAAATATCTTTAGATTGCACTATATAACGCGATATGGTCGAACTTGGTCGACGGGGATTCCCAAACTCCATATTGTCAGCTCCTCTCACATAACACAATATATTAATTGGAGCCGTCGCCACCGGTGCAGTGAGAGCTGTAATAACTCTCATAATAATAGCACCATTATCCCTATTCTCAAGAACATTCCACGTAGGTGTAAGTATATTAGAGAATGGTATAGTGGCAACAGTATTTGCTGTTTCGGTCCTCAAAAAAGGTAAAGCCTGGTTGAATGGCACCCGAATCTCCACATCGTCTGTTTCTCCGATATCAATAATCTGAGTATAGATGGCCGAAGATACCACAGGTACAGTAACAAGATTATTAACTGCATCGCCCTGAGGATCAAAGGCAATCATAATACGTCCCTTGTGATAGGGACTACAAATGATTTTGAAACGGAAGATGATATCTCCCCTCCAACCCTCAAAGAGGGCTGCAGGTATAGCCATAGGTGTATGATCGACTATAGAATTCACAGTATCACCCGTTTGTCTAAACATAAATGGGTGCACTCGAGAATAAAAGAGTATATCATCTACACTATTCGTAGTATCCCAAGTCGTCCGCGTAATGAAAGATTCTTTATTGACAAATGCGTCAATGGCCAGAGGGTCTCCGGGTGGAGCGCCCACAATAGTGGGATCCACTGATAACTCATTCTTGGCATGCAATGTCAATTTTTCATTCGGGAAACCAATTTCAGCGCTAGCTAAAGGACCAAATGCACGAGGTTGGTACGGAAGTACGTTATCAACGACAGGTACATTGGTATATCCAAATAAACTAGCTATTCCCGCAACGGCCCTTGCTCCAATTTCAGTGGCAGTAGCAAACTTCCCAATATAAGGAACATTCCGCATACTGCGCGCCATGCGCGCTACTGTGGATGCAGGGGCTGAGATAGGGCCTGAGCCATATTCATCTGCAGGTACTTCTTTAGATTGTAACGCAAGTGAAAGAGTAGAACCCGAAAGTTCCACATCCTCTGCCCAAGCGTAAATCTGTACTGTGACTCCAGCTCCTGTAACTCCATTCGCACTCCTTAGAGTTGTAAATGTGGTAAATTCCAACCGACCCATGTCATTAAAATCTTGTGCAGTATTGATGTCTAACCAATTCTTATGATAAAAGAAAGGTAATGTCATCTCTGCACCCATACTATGTTGTGGGTAGATATATGAAATTGGTCTTTGGGAGAGAGGCATGAGTCTCTGTTGACCTGTAGCTCCTATAATAGTGGAAGGTGTCAAAACATGTAAAGGTTGATAGGTCATACCCAAACAGCCATAATAAAATGGGGAGGCATTAATCATAACCTTAATTTTAAGATTGCACTTAATAAATGCAAAATTATTTAACTTGTACTTGATTCGTGCATCATTAAAGAAGTTGAACCAAGGTTCCACTGATCGTAATGTAGTATCGGACACATCGCTCTCCAACCAAGTAAAAGAATCTATGCGAACAGGGCGAGAAAGAAAAGTGGCCAAATCGGCCACAGAAATCTGATCTTGCAATTCACTTGGATTCAATGGTGTTGAGTAACCTTCATCCACTACTGGAGTTTGATCTGTAAATTCCACCGTTTCTTGATTCGTAACTACTCCAGCATTAGGAGTGTCAGTCACGGCAACAGTAGAACTCTGAAATTCGTAGACAGGAACACAATTTAGAAAAGCATTCTGTCGTATCAATATAGGGCATTGCACCCTCTTCACGTTTTTATAAAAAGAATTTTTCGCAATTAATTTAATATTCATTGTACTTTTATAATTATTATTATACAATATAGATAAAATTTTGTGTTCCAACTGACACTTTTATAAATATAAATTTTGGGGATCGCCCTAGTAGGAAAATATGTATATATCCATTCTTTATGCATTTATATATCACTCAAAAACATAACAGTAAACTACATATACATCACCCTTTTGGTTTACATGGACCTGGTGTAATAGGCCCCAGCTAAGTTTAGCGACATTCTAGGTCAATTGCACACTAATTGCGTGAACTTTTCCAGAAATCATCATAGAACTGATCCCAGGTAGGGAATGAATTCTCTGATGTATACATCTCCAAATCATTCTTTTCTACAATGCGTCGAAACATAAGACTCTTCTTCTCAAAGACATCCTTTCCATAATAGAAATATTCTCTGTGCATCGATTCCATAACTGCAATAGCGTGGTATTCAGCACTTAGAGATTTAGATCTAACGCACACTGTAAGACACTTCCCAATAGATTCCTCATCCAGAGGAGCTAAGTAAGCTCCTACATCTTCATCCCATCTCCAAGTTCTCTTTAAAAAAGAGACTTGAGATACATCAAGATAGGGAACACTTTCTGCTTCTTTGTCCGCCATAGTGTAATCTACACCTATGTCGGAAAGAGTCTTTTGCACGGTAGTATGGTCAAAGAAAGGAGCTCTCTTAGAAACTCCCATAACATCATCATCACCGTAAGTCATTAACGCCACGTTCTTCTTAAAAGTACGTGGTGTCTTTGCAGGGTTCAATATTGCGTAGCAATAACGCATATATAGTGAATTAGCTATACTATTGATGATAACAGTGAGTGGGTGCCCAGAAGGATTACTTCCGTACATTTCCACTAAATCACCGTTAAAATCCATCAATGGAAAGGCCGTATCTTCAGCAACACCCTGCATGACCATAAGATCTTGTAGTGTATAACCTGCAACCTTACAAATCTCTCGTAAGATATCAAAACATGCCAAGATCATATCTGGACACATCTTTTTATCATATACACGATAATCTCCCGCAACCATGCGATCTTTACCGTGCTGAGTCAGATACTTATACATATCTCCCCACTCAGTGGAACACGCATTGGTTCCTACAGCAGTTTCAAAGATATATTTATTGTTCTGAATCACTCTAATGAGAGATAGAAAATATTTCCGTACTACAAAAGACCAATCACCAGGACCCCCACAAAATACGCGGGTCTTCTGATCTTGAATCTTCTTAAAAGTAGTGGGGTCATCCTTGAGATGTCCACAAAAACTTGGCATGAATCTTTTACCTTGATGATATGTTTCAATTATCGTGTTAATACGATCTTGAATCTCCTCAGTAAATTCCATAGGTTCTGTAAGACCATCTTGCTCAGGAATAGGGCGTAGGAAGTATTTCTTTCCCTTTTTCCAAGGATCACCCATGCTAGTGTGTCTGTTCATTTTGTCCACGAATTTCACTCCAGCTGCTCCATTGAGCGTGGTGACATCATCATAGACTTTTATTTCATCTAACTGGTCTTGTGGCAAGCTTTCCAGAATATCCGCAAGGAAAGATTCCTTGCATTCCGTTAAGACAGTAACGTCCATTTGTGTAACAGGTTTAACCATATCAACAGCAGCTTTACGCCAAGGTCCCCAGCCCTTCATCACGGGTTTATCGTGCTTAACTTCATATCCTTCTTCTAAAGCAGAAGCTTGAATGAGAGTAGGCACAACTCGAGACTTTGGGGTAGGTTTGAAACCACCAAAAGAGCCGTATACGTTAGCTGTTCCTTGTTCTATGTATCTAAACACAGATTTCGGATGCAAATCGGTAACTTCTCTTTGTGCGCTATCGCTACTCAACAATGGAGCATTGGACACCACTATGGGCTCTGGAAATAGTTGTAAATAAGATTGCACCATTTCCCTAGAGATGACAGCACATGCTCCAAAGCAACGATCAGGCTGTCCTAATGCATGGATACCTCTAATAAGAGGTCCCATACCAGTAAAACAAACAATGAGCGATCCGCAATCACCCATAACCGTGGGTTGACTAGGACAATATTTCCATGTGTCGTCTATAGACGCGCCATTGATAGTAGTTAATTTCCCACCATAGCACATTGCCTTAAGAGGATAATGTTGAACTTCTCCGGTTTGATAGCGCCCTACAAGAGCACCATTACCTTTGAACCGAGCATGACCCACAACAAAAAGCGATGTAATATCAGCACGAGCTGGTAAACAACGCAATCTAAATACACATACGTCATTCTTAGGAAACCTAAAAATTTCTCCTTGAGTAACGCGAACTGTAATGTTACGGGAAATACCTGGACTCGCTTTATCTAAAGTTAGTGACAATTGTATATCACCTTCGTCAGGCATATTGTGATTATTAGTCATATAGATGTGTCCGGCTAGACAAACAGCTCGTCCAAGACGAACCATCTCTTTCCCTTCACTATGATTTTTATACCGTGCGGCAATACTAATCACATTCTTGGAAAGTTTGTCAACCACCTGATCATCAGATAGAGAATTCCACGATGTTGATAATGTACTCACATCAAATGATGAAAGCTCGTAATCATCGCGAAACCAAACATTGTTGGTTTCATCATTTCCTTCTGGTTTACTTCCTATTTCTTTGGATAAATTGCTGCCTTGCTCATCATATCCTGTATTAAAGAAGGAATACAATTTATAGGCACCAGCAATGACTGCACATGCAGCTATGACTGTTGCAATTATCGTAGGACAACCAATATCATTTTGGACTTTTTCACCCATTACACGAAAAACTCGTTTCATGGCTTGAAGACCACTAATTTCATCATATTCAGGTGCATCTGAATCTTCTAGAGACATCAAATCACCTTCACAAATTTCCACTACTTGTCCTTCACGGACACTAATATTCGGATTTTCCAAACCCATAGCTCTATAGCCTTCTCGTGTTAGAGAGCGTTGAATAGGGGGCATCAAGTATGACACACATCTATCTACAATACTCTTTTTAGATCGTTCATAAAACGATAAACACTGAGTTTGAAGACAACAACATTTTTTCTCTGAGCGAAAGCATCGTCTACACATTTGGATATCACCCATGTTGACGGAACTATTTCCGATCAACTTTTGGACGCGATCATGTTCAATTGAGACTTTTGAGAACCAGGCTAAGAAATCATCAGCTTCTGTGAATTTCTCCACTTCAACTAATGTAGCTCTTTGACCTTTACGCTCAGTCCCATGTGGTACTGGTTTCTTAATAATAAATTCCCAGTAATTAGGCCATTCACCTTCTACTATAGAAGTTAATGAACTATCTAACATGCATTCATCCTTCATATATTCTTTCTTAACCCTCACATCAATAGTATAAGGGAAGCGCCTCTGCATAGCAAGGGGAGTTTGAAAATAGTGGACTGCATTTAAATCCTCACAGTTAGTTGTAGCAACAATGACTCTAGCTCGGAATGGAGTTCGGCCTTTATCAGCTAAATCAGCTTGATCAGGTACATAAGCAACTCTATTATTGGTCTGGATAGTTTCCATCACTGATGGATCACCAGCGGTAGCTTTATTGGGATGCATAAAAGCAATATCATCCATAATAATAAACCACTGAGACGAATTAAATCCGTTCCAGTACTTAGCAGTCGGATGGTGGGTATACTTAAATTCACTACCTAAAGGTAGATCAAAAGTTTTACCATATTGCAAGAATAGCATATCTGTAATTGTTGTTTTACCAACACTAGATCCACCATATAAACAAACGCAAAAAGGAGCTTCACGCTCCTTCTGGGCCTCGCGTTTGGTGGTTTGTTCAGATAGA